GCGGCGGAACATTGTTTCAAACTCTTGCAAACCCATCTGCAACGCCGCCTCAATCTGCTGCGGATTACCGCCCGGCGCATGGATGGTCGGCGAAAAATGTACCGTTATTCCTCCCGCTGCGGCCGCGCCCTGCCGTGCGGCAGAGAGTTCGGCACTGTTAGCGGCCATTGAGGCGGCCAAGGATGAGGTGTGGTTTGTGAAACGCTGTTGCAAATCCGAAGCCACGCCGCCGATGGCGTTGAGCGGGCGCGGTGCGCCCTGATTGATGCCGATTTGCAGGCCCTCCATCATCCAGCCGCCGAAACGGCGGAATACCCGGCTGGGCGAGTGGATGTCCATCACGCCCGCAAACGTGTTTTTCAGGGCGGCGGCCTTTTCCGCCAACCAAGCCCGTACCGCCTCGAATTTTGCCTGCAATCCGTTCCACAGCCCCTGGATGATGTTGCTGCCGAACTCGGTAAATCTGGCCGGCAAGTCAATGCCGAACCATGACAGTACGGAGGCAAAGGCCGAATAGAACGCGCCAATGGGCGACCAGTTGAGAATCAGGCCGAGGATGCCGAGCAGTCCGCCGTCAAAGGCGGTTTTGATTTGTGTCCATGCCGAATCGGCCAATGAGAAGATGCCGTCGAAAATCATCCGCCAGCCGTCCACTATCATGGTGCCGACAGAAACGACGGTATTGACCACCGAAGCCAAAGCCGAGCCGACCGACTCCCCCCAGCTGCGGGCGTTGCCTTCGCCTGCCTGAGTCAGGTTGAAAAAGTCGCCGAACCAATCCAAAACAGGTTGCAGATAAGGCTGTACGGCCGTCCAAATGCCGCTCAATGTGCCGACAAACGCATCAAACAGCGGCGTCAGCGGTTCCAAGCCTTTAGTCAGTCCCTCCCAAAATCCGGCAAAGAAGGCTTTAAGGGGCTTCCAGTATTTATAGATGACAAAAGCCACGGCAGCCACAGCGGCCACGGCCAAAACCACCGGCCACAAGGCAGCCAGTGATGACAGGCCGAAACCCGCTATCACGGTTCGGGCGGCGGCAAACCCCCTCATGACGGTGCCCAGGGTGCCGGGTACGTCAGACAAAGCTAAACCGCCTTGCATTACAGTCCGGATTAAAACAGCTGTCGCCTTCAAAGAAAGCAAACCACCTTTCAAAGCCAAAATTCCTGCACGCGCACGATTGACAATGACCATCGCACCAAACATACCGACTTTAAAAGCCAGCAGCGAAGCGGCCGTACCGACAATCCCTTTCGTCAATACGGGATGCTTTTCCGTCCAGTCTGAAATCATGCTTGTCAGCATGATACATTTGCTTAAAAAAGCATTTACGGCAGGCAAAACAATCGAGCCCAGCCGGATTCCGAGTTCCGAAATCCCGTTTTTGAAAATTTGGATTTGGTTCGCCGTCGTTGCGGATCGGTTGGCAAATTCACGCTGCATAGAGCCGAGATACTTCAAGTTTCCCGATGCATCCCGTTCCTCCAACAACGCCAGTTGGCGGTTGTACTCACCGACATTGTTTGCCAACATCATGGCGTCATCGGCATAGTTTTGGCCGAACATCTTCAACAGCATTGGAAACTGTTCGGCCTTTGGCAGCTGTTTGACCCGATCCAAGAGATTCAGCATTGCACGATTGGCATCTTTGTCCATTGCGGCGGCGAATTCCTTGGTAGTCAGCCCCAATGCGGCAAGCTCTTTTTTCGCACCACCGGCCTTCATGACTGACATCGATGTGATCATGCCCTTCATTGCCTGAGCTGCAAGTTCGGGAGCCTTACCCATGCTTAAAAAGGTACTGCCCCATGCCGCACCTTGGTTTTCCGTCATGCCCAACTGCTTGATGTCACTGCCCACGCGGGTCAGGACATTAACGATATCTGCCGCTTTGGAGTTCGCATTGTCCGAAAGGTGGTTGATGGCATCACCCAATGTGCCGATTTTGGGAATAGGAATCTGCAATACGTTGGACAACGTTGCCATAGATTCGCCTGCCTGCCCCGCCGCCATGTCGAACGCTACCCCCATTTTGGCAGCTTTTTCAGCAAAACCGGTTAGATTCTCACGGGAAACACCCGATTGCCCTCCGGCAGCGACGATGGCGGCAATGTCCTTACCGGCCATAGGAATGGTACGTGTCATCTTCAGGATGTCCCGCTCCATTTCCTTAAATTGCTGCGGCGTATCGAAATTAACCACCTTTTTGACATCAGCCATTGCCGATTCAAATTCAATCGAGACTTTGACAGGCAAAATTAATGTACCTGCTGCAGCAAGTGCGCCCTGCCACTGTCCTTTGATGTCCCCCCATTGGCTGTTGACAGCCTCTCTTTGTGCACGGACCGCATTGAGTTTTTTGTATTGCTGGGTCAGCTTGCTGACAGCAAGGCCGATTTTGTCGTATTCCTGCCATAATTGTTTGGCAGATGACACACCCAAGCGGTCTTTGTTGCGCTCCAATACTTTCCCCAACTCCTTCTGACGTTCGGATAAGGTTTTGGTCGTTGATTTCAGTGTGTCCATTGCTTTACCGATATTGGTTAAACCCGATAAAGCACCACCGACAACGGCAGAAACACTGATTGATATACCTAAATCGCTTTTCATCTGGTAATATCCTAGAAAGTCTGTGGGAAGGGAAAAGAAAGATGGGCGGAGCGGTTGTCATTGCCGCATTGGCATTTATGTTATTGATGGTGGGAGGCTTCCCTTTGCTTCTTCTGGCATTGGGTCTGTTTTTTGTATGGTTTGTTTGGTCGATATTCCGTAAAGAGCCTGATGAACCGTCAAACGGTTGGTGTCGTGAGTTGCAGCGCGAGATCGAAGCAGAACGCCGACACCAAATCTGAATTACATCCCCTTCTGATAACCCGCCTTTATTTGGCGGGTTACTTCTTTCTGCCAGTCCTCAAACTCATCCAAGCTCAGTGCGTAAACCTCGACCACGCTCCAACCGAACCACCAAGCCAAATCGGCAGCGGCAGACAGCAGTTGCCGTTGAATTTCCTCCCTTGAAAGAGGCGGTTTATTTGCCGTCCGGCTCGGTTTCTGTGAAGCGGCGAAACGTCTCCTGCATCTGTTTCCAGTCCGCCAAATCCAAGCAGTCCAAGTCTTCGGGAATCATGCCTGTCATACGGGCAAACAGGGCAACCTCCTGTTCCGCTTCGTTCGTCAGATGGGAAACGGCGCGCAAATCACCTACGCACAAGCGGCGAAGCGTTACTTGCTCCAACATCTGCCCCGTTGCCAGCCTCACTGGATATTTCAATTTCACAACGGCATTCACACCCAAATCATCTTGCAACTTCTTGGCTTCATTCATTTTTCCATCTCCAAAATATTGAACAAAAATAAAAAATCACCCGTATCGGTAAAGATACGGTGATTGTGCCAAAGGCCGTCTGAAATGCCTTTTAATGCGGTTTAATGATTACGCCCCCATGTTTCTGCGCATTTGATTTAAGACATCCTGACCGTCCACGCGGTAGATGTTTTTGAACGCGTTGTAGTACAGCACTTCGCGCCCGCCGACGACTTGGCGGACTTCTGTTGTCTGGTAGGTTGAGCCAAATTCCGCCTTTTCCTTCGGCTTGTGGCCGCCTAAAGCGTTTTTTGAAAACATTGCCGTTACCGTAGTAACGATAGGGACTTCTTCCGCCAAACCTGCCGCATTGAAGGTTTGCAGGTTGCCGCGCACCATCAGTTGCACGGCCTTGAATGGGTTGGATGCCTTCTTCGCCACCTCGGGATAAAAGCTGTTCCAAGTAACTTCGCCTTCCAGGGCTTCTACGCCGTTTGGCAGTTTGATGGTGCCGACCAATCCTAAGCCGGTGTATTCGTCCTGCCCGAATTCAAACTCAGGCAGTTTGAATTCTGAAGCATTACCCAACAGGCTGTTACCGTCGATATAAACGTTGGCATTGTAGATTGCATTGATTGTAGACATATTTTTTCCTTTTCAGACGGCCTTAGTTAGCCGATACCAAATTGGCCAGATACTTGCGGGTCATCACGCTGGTATTGGTCAGACGCTCGGCCGGCAGCTTCGGCGTGTAGTCGTAAACAATCGGCACTTGGCCTTTGCTGAACGCATCGGGCAGGTCGTAGTCATAGTCCAAACCGACCGAGAAACCTACGATGGAAGGCAGCGTACCCAGATAGGTGCGTACCGTCTCAATCAAACTGTCGATTAACGCATCATCAATCGGACGGTCGACATATTGCAGTTCGGCACGGCGTATGGATTCGTCGATGATGTCGCCGGTGCGTTGTGCTACTTCGAAATTTTTGATATGCGAAGTCGTTGGGAAGCAGGCGAGGCGGTTGCCCCACATACGATAGCCCGTACCATAGCTGTTGAATACAGTCGTAATGCCTTTTTCATTCAGACGGTTGGTTTCGGACTGCGGGTCGTCCGCACGGGCGGTCAGACCGATTTCCACCCCCGTTACACCCAAGAGCGGCCGGTTGGAGATACTGAACCAGTAGCCCTGTTCCACATCGGTTTTCATGCGCAGGCCGGCGGCGTGGGTGGCAAGGCTTTCCAAACCCAATAAACCGGTCACATAAGGGAAGAAGAGCTGCACACGGTCGGACGAGGTTTGGAAATTGATGCTGCCCAACGGCCCGCGTCCTTCCAAAGCCTTGCTCAATGTCGTGCCTTTCGGCGCGGCTGCATAAGCAATGGCTTTGAGCTTTCCGGCAACGACTTCCATCGCCCCTCGGACGGTGGCGGTTTTGTCGTATTCCGGCACGACGATGATTTTCGCGTCTGCACCCTGACGGGTGAAGCCTTCGGTCAACAGTTCCAGCCCCGTGCGTTTGCCGGTTGCCGCCACATACGCGCCGATGATGTCGGCTTCGGTCACTTTCGTCGGGTCGGTATAGGTGTAGCTGATTTTTGGAGCGGTTGGCTTGGTTTTGTAGGTAATCTCACCGATCAGCGTATTGATGGTGTAGTGCGTGTTTTCGGTCAGCGCATTACTGCCGTCCGTCAGCGTGTAGCCGCTTTGCAAAGCGGGCTTGGCGGTTTTGGCCGTCAAGGTGTTAGGATCAACCGTCAATACTTCATTGCTGACGGTTGTCTTATGTTTGGCGGGGTCGCAAACATTGACGACATAGGCAACACCGCTGCCGTAGCGCGTCCAAATGTGTGCGGCATCCGGCAGGGTAAAGCCTTGAGCGGTCAACTCGCCGCCGAATTGGCCAAAGTCTTTTTTAGTTTGACATACCGTCAGCTCATTGACCGCGCCGACCGGCGCAGTGCCGACGATGGCGGTAATTGCGCCGTCAATGGTATAGACGGGGTTGGAACCGCCGTCGATGCGGATGGTCTCCGTGCCGTGATGGTAGGCTGCTGCCATGATGGATACTCCTATTTTTTAGGTTTTAAATCTGGATTGAGGTCTTGGCCGGGTCGGCGGTAGTGAGCAGCAGTGAAGAGCGGGCGTTTTTCTTCACGGCAGACTTCGACCTGCTGGGTTTCGGTCTGCAAGACCAGCTGATACTGCCATGCGCCCGCATCCTCGGCTAAAAACTCCTCGCTGATAAGGTGGCAGGGCTGGCAGTTCGGCGGCGCAAAACCAACCATAGCAAGACGCGTCTCATCTAAAATCGCCAGCGTGCCGTCATCCGCATTCAGGCTGCTGCCAAAAACGGTTAACATCAGCCTGAGATCGCGCTGCTGGGCAATGCGCCCGAGCTGCTCAATATCGCCAAATTTACTGCCGCCGTAGCCGACCAAGATTGCCCCGACGGGATGGATAAATTGGTATTCGGACGGCCGTTCCGGAAAAGCCTCAACGCTGACCCACGGGATAGCGGCCTGCAAATGCTCTACTACCGCATCAATAATCGGACGTGTCGCGCTCATCAGTAACCTCCCAAATCCATTTTGTCGCGCACTCGGACGTGATATGCGCCCGGCTCGGGTTGCGGCGGCTTGTCCAATGTGGCGATGCCGATGTGGATTTTGCCGTCGCGGATGGCTTCCAGCGTCTTAATGGTCGCGTTGTAGGCGGTTTCCAGCGGTTTCGGAAAGTCGGCGCGGTTGATGCGGCGGCTGTGCAAAAAATGGCGGGCGATGTTGATGCATAAAGGCTGCAACACCGTCGGCGTGTCCGCCAAAGGCAGCACATATCTGCCCCGCAGGTATCCGTCCACCAAATCGCAGGCATAACGTACTGCCGACTCAATGACCTGAGCGTCGGGTTCCGTCCCGCGCGCATTGTCGTTGGTCAGTTGCACCAACTCCGTTTTGCCCATCGCGGCCGTCAAATCATCCGCACCGATATACATGGATTACTCCCCTTTTTGGCCGCGTTTCGACTTATTGCCTTCCTCGCCGGCCGGCGGCGTTTCTGTCGGCGGGTCTTCGGGCGGTGTTGCTGCAGGCGTCGGGGTCTCGACCTGTTGCACATCCAACTCTTCGCCGGTTGTCAGTGTCGGGGTAACGTGTGCCGCAACTGATTCGTACTGCTCCGCTGTCAATTCGACCACTTCGCCGGCTTCAACACGAAATTGGTTGCCTTGGGCGTTTTCCAAGATCAGCGGAGTGTTTGCGATATAAACTTTAGCCATGATCAACCTTTCAAGAATACTTGGATGACTTCGCCCGCCGCCGTTGCCGCAGAGCGCGCCGTACCGGCAATCTTGGCATTACCTGCCGCCTTAACTGCCGCGCCTTGCGCATCGGCTGCCACTTCGTCGCCGACGGCAATCGTGCCGCCTGCTTCGACCAAGGCGATACCCAATACATCAACGGCCAACATCTCGCCCGCATCCGCATCCAAAGTAGCAGTGCCCAGCACTTTCACACCGGCGGTGGCCTGTTTGCCTGCAAAATCCACAAAGCGGTTTTTGACCACCTTGCCTGATGTTTTGACCGTGGTTACCAAGACCACTTGCTTCGCTTGTGCCATTTAAGACTCCTTTTCCTGCGTGTCATGCGCATTTTCTTTGACGCGGTACGCTTCCAGGTCTAACAAATTTTTGAGTGCATCCTCATAGGCAAATTCACGGCCTTTTGCCTCATCAAAGATGTCGGGAGTAATACAGGCGGACTTGCCGATGACCACAAACCCGGAATGCAAAATCACTGTACATACGGTAGCAGTCGTACCTTCGACACGGTGGTATCGAGTGTCGGCAATACGCGCAACCAAATCTTCACGCTTTAAAAATAAAGTCATTTTTTCTCTCCACAGGCCGCCTGAAGCCTTTCAGACGGCCTTTCAACATCTACGCAACCGCGTTTTCAAACAAGAAACCGCATGCACCGCCGACCACCGCCGCTTTGCGGATGTCGGTATAGCGCGCGTATTCCACCTTGCCGCCGACTTCTTCGTAGCGGTCGACTACCGGCATACCGCGACGGCGGAAGGTATAACCGAAGCTCGGCTCACCCTCGTCATTGCCACCGGAAGCCGTATGCGGACGCACAATCAGGCTGGCGAATTTGCCCCAAATATCTTGGGTGGCCTTATTTGCGGCAGGCGTAGATACCGCTTCGCCGACGATGATGTCGTCCAACTCCAGCAGGTTTTTCAGCTGCTCGACCGTGAGCAGGGACTTGCGTTCATTCGCACCCAGCGCACCGATAAGTTTCTCGTGGCGTTTCAGTGCCGACAGCACGCCCGCGCCGACCACCAGCACCGACGGGCGTACACCGCAGCCTGCGCGAACCGTTTCGCGGGCGGTTTCGATGTCTGCCAACGGATCAGAGTTTTTATCGCTCCATTTTTGGGTGGAGGCCAAATCTTTGCTGAAACCGGACTGATACGCCGATTTATTTTGCAGGAGGGCAGCAGTTTCGATTTCCTGACGCAGCTGCACGCCCTTGACCGCGCGGCGTGTTGCTTTGGCGCGCTCGTCGTACATGGATTCCGCTTGTTCGCGGTAATCCACACCGGCGGCCAAATCATGCTCTTCCAACACGACCGGCATAAAGCTTGGCGAGTCCAGCGTAATCACATTCGATGCCGCACCGACCGCACGTTCGGTCTGATACTCGACAAACGAACCCTTGCCGAACACCGGCACACGCACGCCTTCTTTTTCAGTAAACACCACCGGGAAGATTTTCTCGGCAATAAAATCCGCTTGCTTGTAGCCCAGCGCGAGATTGGTCAAAACCGGATCAAGCTGGCCGCGCATACCGCGCAAATGAGATGCACTCATGTTTTATCCTTTTTTAGGTCAAATGCGACAATGTCGTCGCATTTGACGGGTTGATGATTAAGCAATAGTACGGCGGGCAGCCTCTTCGTAAGGGATACCTTCCTTCGCCGCCAATGCCAATGCACGTTGGTGATGGCTCAAGGCTTCCGGGTCCGACGCTTCGGCAAAGTCTGCCGCCAATCCCGACGGCGTTTCACCTTTAGCCATCTCGCCGCCCTGAATCTGCTT